AGAAGAAATGAGAAAACAATAGAACAAAAAGAAGAATACAAGTAAACAAAAATGAAGGGAGGTACATATATGCCATATCAGTATAATAAACTGAGAGGAAAGATTATCGAGCATTATGGAACGCAGGGGAACTTTGCCAATGCTTTAGGATTGTCTGTCAATTCTGTATCAAAGAAACTGAATTGCCGCACAGGATTCACTCAGGAAGAGATGAACAAGTGGGCAGAATTGCTTGATATTGAATTGAAGGACTATCCAGCATATTTTTTTACCTAATAGGTTAAATGTAGTTTAACTCATTAGGCGCTTAAAGTGATAGAAAGGAGAAGCATGAGCGAGTTAGTATGTGTAATTCTGATTGTGGTTGCTATCAGTCAGTTTGTAAGAGCAGCCGCATATAAGAAATCAACAAAAGCCCTTACGCTGTATCTGAAAGATATTGATGCTGTTCCCGATGAACAGACAATACAGAGATACAGCGAAAAGGCATTGCAGTCATCAAATACCAAGCGTTGATTTAATGATTGATGCTACAACACTTGATGCTATTTGCGTAATGGCAGACACGGAGGTTGCTCCGATTTTCGATGCTATAGCTTTAGTCTTTTTCCAGACATTATTGTCACGAATGGATTCTAAAAACTGGTGACCGTTGTAAGTAATATCGTTTATAGCGATGATCATTGTCGTGTTATCGGCATTAAGCGTCGAGGCTTTGATATATTCTGCTTCTTTAAGTTTCAGTACGGAATAACTGATATCGTCGGTGCTGTAATTAGGAAGCGCAGATACCAACGATTGAAAAGGTAATGATTTACCATATGAAACGTTTTCAACTTCTAATAGAATTGCACGCATGCAATCAATATTTAGTTTCATAGAATGCTCCTTTCGTATGTACTTGGTTCTGGCAGGAACCTGTAAGGAGAGTATAGGTGTTGGGAGAAAAATAGTCAAGCAGATAGTGTCTAACAGACAAAAGATGAAATTGCAGAAAAAATTATTCGTTTTATTGTTTTTTTTCTGCAAACAATCGTTTTACTAAATATACAAGGAGGTTTTAGCAAAATGGAGATCACATCAATTAAGTACATCAGTGCATCGCCGTATATGTCGAAAGCTCAGATCCAGAAGTTGATGAACGTATCTGCCAGAACGGTTACTAGCCGAATCGCAGAGATTGATCAGTATGTTCAGAATGGCAGATATGGCGCACACACAATACTGGATGGTTGCGGTGTGACATATGTGAATTATCTCGCTTTTATAGATTTTTTGAAATATCGAAAAGATCTAAAAGCTGGACGCAGAGTGCCGCCGTACAACCCGAAGCGTATTGCGGAGCAGATCGCATGGGGCACACTTGCCACGGAAAATCAGTAATGACAAGCAGAGAGGAAGAAAGAGGATGAGCAATGACATGATTATATGGTCCTACCGGCTGGCAACGTTCGCCATGGTTGAAGGTGCGGTGCTGTTATGGATTGGCATGATCTACGGATTCTGGATGATGCTTGCGGCAGTAATCTATAAGGAACTGATCGAATGCGCCAACGATGATGATATGGACCATGCAATCGAGATCTACAAAAAAAGCACCCTTGGGACTGGCATCCCGCAGGTGCAAATAACAAATAACACGATAAGAAGTATAACACGGAAGGGAGCGTGAATCAATGGTTACGATGCAGGTGCTTCCAAATCGTGAAGATTGGTTGAAGCACAGAACGAAGATCGGCGGATCAGATGCATCTGCAATACTCGGTAAGAATCCATACAAGACGAATGTGGAACTCTGGAAGGATAAGGCATTTCATCTGATGCCGGAGGATATCTCGGACAAGCCGTATGTGAAGTATGGCACCGAAGCAGAGAAGTATCTCCGGGAACTGTTCAAGATGGACTATCCGCAGTATGAGATGTTCTACGAGGAAAATAACATGTGGACAAATGACGCATATCCGTTCGCACATGCATCTCTGGATGGATGGCTCAAGGATGAAGCTGGCCGTATGGGTGTATGGGAGTGTAAAACTACAAATATCCTGCAGTCTCGTCAGAAAGAGAAGTGGGATCATCGTTTGCCGGAGAACTATTACATACAGATCTTGCATTATCTGATGGTGACAGAGTTTGAGTTTGTGGAGCTGAAAGCGCAGCTCAAATCAGTGTTCTCAGATGGAACGGTGTATTTGCAGACCAGACATTATCACATTGAGAGATTTGATGTGGAAGCGGATATTGAATATCTGGCGGATGAAGAGCGGAAGTTCTGGACATGCGTAGAGAACATGAAGGCTCCGCCGTTGGTGCTGCCGGAGATATAGGAGGATGCCATGTATGGTTATATCTGTCCGACCTGTGGTGCACATCTGGATCCACAGGAGCGATGTGAGGAATGCACAGAGCAGAAGTTGAAGGATCAGCGGGAGAGCGAACGTATCAAGTCCCTGCTCTCGGTAGGTAAGGATGCTCAATATGAGCTGGTATTAAGTTAGGAGGATATGAATGGAGTTAAGAGTAGAACCGGTTACATTTCCGGAGGTAATTCAGTTTAACTATGAAGAATTGAAAGCAGAGATCACAAGCAAGGTAGAGATGTATAAGAATCTGGTATATACAGGTAGTGATCAGATTAAGGATGCAAAAGCAGACAGAGCGGCATTGAATAAGCTTATTAAGGCTATGTCAGATGAGAGAATCCGTATCAAAAAGGATTGTTTGAAGCCATACGATGAATTCGAACGGAAAATTCGTGAACTCACGGATATTGTGAATGAGCCGGTACAGTTGATTGATAAGCAGATCAAAGAATATGAGCAGACGTTGAAGGAAGAGAAGCGGAAGGAGATTGAAGCACTCTTTGAGACAATTGGATTTCAGGCATTTGTAAAGCTGGAGATGATCTGGGATGAGAAGTGGCTGAATGCATCTGTATCGATGAAATCTATCGAAGAGAAGATGCGGGAACGTATGTATCAGATCAGCACAGATCTTCTGACGTTGAATCGGCTTTCAGAATATGCGTTTGAAGCGGTTTCAGTATATAAAGAGACTTTAGACATGCACAAGTCAATTGCAGAGGCACAGCGGATGTCTGAAATTGCCAAGAAGAAAGCGGAAGCAGAAGCACGGAAGAAGGCGGAAGAAGAGCGGCGTGCCAAGGAAGCGGAAGATAAGAAGATGCACGAAACGCCGGTTATTATTCCTGAGCCGGTGCCGGAACAGCAGGAGCCGGAACGCACAGAGCCGCAGAAGATGGAAGTGCGGTTTGCGGCACTTCTTACAACCGAAGATGCACTTGCCCTGAAAGAGTTCTTCCAGAGCAGAAATATAGAGTTTAGAGCGATTTAGGAGGATATGAAAAATGGTAAAAGTAGAGGACAACGTAGTATCAATTTACGGCGCAGAAGATACATGTGCAATCGAAATTGCAAAGATCCTTTGTGCATTTAAGAAGGTACTATACAAGAACTATTCAAAGGAAGAGGCAGAAATCAAATACGGTGCTGTTCTTGCGACAGCAGATGCGTTTTCGTATATATCTTGCAAGCAGGAGAAAAAGGAAAATGCAGAGACGGATAAGAAAATCGGATTGGATGAGATTTTGAATCAGCTAATTTTAGATTCTTTAGATGCGATTGTAAAGAAGGGAGACAAATAAGATGGTACAGAATAGTTTGGTTAAGAGTAAGCAGAATCAAATTCAGGACACGACAATGACCGGGTTCTTGAATCGTATGGATATCAAAGCGAATATTGAGCAGGCACTTGGTAAGGGAAATGTGCAGCGCTTTATCTCCGGAGTAGTATCTGCAGTCAGCGTGAATCCTGCTCTTGCAGAATGTACGAAGCCATCGATCCTGTCGGGTGCGCTTCTTGGAGAGAGCCTGAAGCTTTCCCCATCGCCACAGCTTGGGCATTATTACCTTGTACCGTATAGCGACAACAAAGCCGGTACGAAGGTGGCACAGTTCCAGATGGGGTACAAAGGATATATCCAGCTTGCAATTCGTTCAGGTCAGTATAAGAAGCTTACTGTGCTGGCTATCAAGGAAGGTGAGTTCGTCAGCTTTGACCCGATGAATGAAGAAATAAATATTCAGCTTATGATCAATGACTGGGATGCACGAGAGAAAGCGGAGACGGTTGGATATTATGCGATGTTTGAACTTGTCAATGGATTCAGAAAGTCGATGTACTGGAGCAAAAATCAGATGCTTGCGCATGCGGACAAATACTCTCAGGCTTTTTCAAAAGATAGAACCGCAATTAACACGAGATACGGCGTGAAGCATAAGGTGTCTTATGCAGATTATGTTGCCGGTAATTACGATCAGCGTGATTCGTGGATGTATTCAAGCTTCTGGTATAAGAACTTCGACGCAATGGCATACAAGACCATGCTCCGTCAGTTGATCAGCAAGTGGGGAATCATGTCTATCGAGATGCAGTCAGCATTTGAATCCGACATGGCATACATCAAAGAAGATGGTTCCAAGGTATATGTAGAAGATGAGCCGGTTGCAGATGTAGATGCTGCAGAGCCTTCACAGCCGGCGGAAACATCTGAGGAACAGGCGATAGATTCTCAGCAGGAAGAACATGCACAGGTGGCTGAAGCGGAAATGCCGACGCCGGAGCAGGTGAATAACAGTGCCGCTGCAGCATTGTTTGGATAAGGTTATTGTACAAAGAAATATCACAGTATTCTTTGTTTTATTGTAAGTCATTCTCTACCGCTACAAAAGCGGTAGAGGGAAAGGAGTTACATGAGCAAATACAGAAGCAGGAAAGTGGTAGTTGACGGTATTACATTTGATTCCAAGAAGGAAGCGTGGCGGTACCGGGAGCTTCATTTGCTTGAACAGACTGGCGAGATTAGCAATCTGCAGATGCAGGTCAAATATGAACTGATTCCATCGCAATATGAACTGCGACCGGTCACATTGAAGAATGGATTTGTGAAGATGAAGAAGTTTTGCGTGGAACATGCATGTAGTTATATCGCTGATTTCGTTTATATAGATACCAACGGAGATACGGTCGTAGAGGACACAAAAGGATTCCGGACAAAGGATTACATCATAAAGCGGAAGCTGATGCTCTACAGACACGGCATCCGGATCAGGGAGGTGTGACAAGATGAGTGCAAATATTAGAGATACACACAAGGTCGTGAAAGCGATGCTTGAGAATCATCCAGAGACGAGAAGCAGTGATGGGTGCTTATGCTACATGGTGTACAAGGAGATTGGCAAGAAGAACGGTGTGGACGTAGATAAGATTCCTATTCAGCAGTTCTTCCTGCATATGCGAGAGTTGGGATTTCCAACAACAGAATCGGTCAGAAGAGCACGACAGAAGATTCAGGCAGAGTATAAGGAACTTGCCGGAAGCGAGTTCGTAGAATGTAATCGAACAATGCTTGAAGATGTTTATAAGGATTATGCAACCAGCATTATTAAATAGCTGGATTGAAAGGAAGGAGCAGATGGCAAGACCGCAAAAAAAAGGATTGCTGTACTTCCCATTTGACACGGATTTCTTCGCAGACCTAAAGATTCGGGCACTCAGTGCAAGATACGGATCGGATGGATTGATATTCTACATATGGTTGCTTGCGGAGATATATAGAGAAAACGGTTATTACATCGTATGGAATGAGGACAGCGAGGATGCAGCGATAGCATCCCTTGGGCTGTCCGAGGGTTCAATGAAGCAGATAATGACATTCTTGGCTAGTCGGTCACTAATCGTTGAGATCACACTTGCTAGTTCGGACACTATCATTACCTCCCCGAATATACAGAAACGCTATCAGGAGGCGGCAAAGAGCCTTAGACGTGAAATCATAGTTGATTGTGAGATATGGCTTTTGAATGAAGAGGAGACCGCTTCTTTTATTAAAGTCACTCAAAATTCGGATAAATACAGTAAAAACCATAATAAATCCGTTAAAAATGAGAGTAAATCCCGTAAAAACCCCACAAATAAAATAAAAGTAAATGAAATGAAAGTAAATGAAAGAGAGGGCGCACCCGCAAAGCATTCATATGGACCATTCGGAAATGTGATGCTGTTGGATGATGAATTCACCAAGCTCGCAGATAAGTACGGAGCTGATATTCGTAACGATGCAATCGAATTTCTTGATATGTACATTGAAGAGAAAGGTTACAAAACAAAGTCTCATTATCTCGCAATTATTCGATGGGTAGTAAATGCAGTGAATGAGCGCAGGCAGAAACAGAGACGAGGATATCAGAGCAATATGCCTAAGAGTATACAACCGACACAGGAGCGTGTATCTGCGCTTGATGAGATGGAAGCTCTCTTTCAACAGGAGGTGAATGGATTTGACAAAGGCAGAAAGAATTGAACTGCGAAATCAGAAGATCATGGAGAATATCAAACTCGTGTATTTTCATTTGAATAAATATCATGGATTCCCAAATTACGATGACATCATACAGGAAGGTGTACTTGCACTGGTGGAAGCCATTGACAGAAGCAAGGATCTGGAACACTTAAATCGAAATTATATCGGTATATATATCAACAGATATGTGGAAAGATACATTCAATTTGGAGATGTGACAGTACGTACACCATTTCACTGGAAAGATGTCGAGAAACCACAGTATGTATCACTCGACAAGATTGTAAATGATGATGGTGACAGTTATGGGGATTCGTTTCTGGAAGACAGACACGATTGTATCGGAGAACTTATTACGATGATGGATTTTGAACATATGGTAGATCAGTTGTCTCCGAGAACACAGAAGCCGATGCGGTGCATGCTGCAGGGATATGGCATGACCGATACAGCGAAAATGTGCGGTATATCGTTTGAACGAGTGAGACAGATCAAGAAGCTGTGCAATAGAGAACTGGTTGCAAGTGAGGTGTGACATGACATATAGAGAATTTTTAGAAAGCAAAATCGACCTTGCAACAGACAGCGGATTTGCGGTTGATCGTTCAAAGATCAATCCGGCATTGAAACCACATCAGTCAGATGCCGTTGCATGGGCACTTAAGGGCGGACGACGGGCATTGTTTGAAGCATTCGGTCTTGGAAAGACGGTACAGGAGATAGAGTTCTGCCATTTGGCAGCAGAACATACCGGCGGCAGAGCTTTGATTGTTCTGCCACTTGGAGTGAAGCAGGAGTTCACCAGAGATGCGGTGGAACTGCTTGGATATGAGAAGCCGGAGTATTGCCGGACGATGGACGAGGTCAAGGCGTGTGACAGTCAGATTGTGCTGACGAACTATGAGCGAGTGAGAGATGGTGATATAGATCCATCGTACTTTGCTGCAACGTCACTGGATGAAGCAAGTGTACTCCGGAGCTTTGGAAGTAAGACATATCAGACATTCTTGGATAAATTCAAGAACGTTCCATATAAGCTCGTAGCAACGGCTACACCATCGCCGAATAAGTACAAGGAGCTTATACACTATGCCGGATATCTGGAAGTCATGGACACCGGACAGGCACTGACAAGATTCTTCCAGCGGGATAGTACAAAGGCAAACAACCTGACGCTGTATCCGAATATGGAAGATGAATTCTGGTTGTGGGTGTCAAGTTGGGCGCTGTTCGTTACAAAGCCGTCTGATCTCAATCCTGACTACTCAGATGTCGGATACGATCTGCCACCGCTTGATGTCAGATGGCATGAGATACCGATTCATTACGGAGATACAGCGGACAGGGACGGACAGATGCAGCTCTTTCAGGAAGCGGCAGAAGGATTGAAAGAAGCGGCAGCAGTTAAGCGGGACAGCATAGACATCCGGGTACAGAAGATGAAGGAGATTGTAGATGCTTCGCCGGATGATCATTTCTTGTTGTGGCACGACCTGGAGAGTGAACGCCATGCAATCAAGAAGGCGTTGCCAGAGACGGTTGATATCTATGGATCCTTGGATTATGAGACGAGAGAACAGCGTGTAATTGATTTCTCAAATGGAAAGACACGGCTGTTTGCAACAAAGAAATCGCTGTCCGGCTCGGGGTGTAATTTCCAGCGGTATTGCCACCGGGAAATATTCCTTGGTATTGATTATGAATTCAATGATTTTATTCAAGCAATCCACAGATGTTACCGATTCTTGCAGAGTCAGCCGGTTGTGATTGACATTATCTACATGGAGAACGAGCGGCAGATCAAGGAAGCATTGCTGGAGAAATGGAAGAATCATAATTACATGGTCCAGCGGATGGTTGAGATCGTGAAGAAGTATGGACTTAATTCAGCGAACAAAGCTGAACGATTGGAAAGGAAGATGGGAGTGGAAGGAACAAGAGAAGAACGAACCGTGCGAGGTAATCACTATGAAGCGGTATACGGCGACTGCGTGGAAGAGACACGTGTCATGGCAAGTAACAGCGTTGATCTGATACATACGTCGATACCATTCGGCAATCACTACGAGTACAGTGCAAATTATAACGACTTCGGACATAATCAGGATACAGAGCGGTTCTTTGAACAGATGGACTATCTGACACCGGAGCTCCTGAGGGTATTGAAGCCTGGCAGAGTGGCAGCAGTACATGTAAAGGACAGAGTGCTTTTTGGAAATGCGACAGGTACCGGTATGCCGACAATCGAGCCGTTTCATGCGGATTGTATCGAGCATTACATGAAGCATGGTTTTATGTATTTCGGCATGATCACCGTTGTGACGGATGTTGTACGGGAGAATAATCAGACATACCGCCTTGGCTGGTCTGAACAGTGCAAGGATGGCACCAAGATGGGTGTAGGATGCCCGGAATATATCCTATTGTTCCGAAAGCTCCCAACGGATCATAGCAAAGCATATGCAGATGATCCAGTATCAAAGAGCAAGGAAGAATACACAAGGGCACAATGGCAGATAGACGCACATGGATATTGGAGATCGTCGGGCAATCGTCTGATCAGTAAGGATGAGCTGAAAGAGATATCGGTGGATAATCTGCAGAAAGCATACAGGAAATACAGCAGAGAGAGCGTTTACAACTATGAAGAGCATGTGAAGCTTGCAAAAGAACTTGATAATGACGGCAGACTGCCGGCTACTTTCATGGTGGTTGCTCCGGGATCATGGAACCAACTTGAGGTATGGGATGATATCAACCGGATGCGGACACTTAACACGACACAGAGCCGCAGAAGAGCACAGATGCATGTATGTCCATTGCAGCTTGATATCGTGGAGCGAATCATCAACAGATACAGCAATCCGGGAGATGTCGTATATGATCCGTTCGGCGGACTTATGACGGTACCGATGACGGCGGTTAAGATGCACCGCTTCGGGAAAGGCTGCGAATTGAATCCTGATTATTTCCGAGATGGAGTTGGATATCTGCAGGCAGCAGAAAACGAGATGGACGAGCTGACACTGTTCGATTTTATGCCGGGGGTGATGGAGTGATACACGGAGAGATTATTGTAGATAATTTTGCAGGCGGTGGCGGAGCTTCGACAGGCATCGAAATGGCGACTGGATACAGCGTTGATATAGCAATCAATCATGATCCGAAAGCTATACAGATGCACAAAACCAACCATCCAAGAACAAAGCATTATTGTGAAGATGTGTGGCAGGTAGATCCGATCGCAGCATGTAAAGGAAATCCGGTAGGACTTGCCTGGTTTTCGCCGGACTGCAAACATTTCAGCAAAGCCAAAGGCGGAAAACCAAAAGACAAGAATATTCGTGGTCTTGCGTGGGTAGCCTGCCGGTGGGCGGGGCTTGTAAGACCAAGAGTGATCATGCTTGAGAACGTAGAAGAGTTCAGAACATGGGGACCATTAAACCGACGCCATCACCCAATTAAGAACAAACAGGGCAAGACCTTTGAACGGTTTGTAAGACAGCTTGAAGAGTTAGGGTATGAAGTACAATTCAAGGAGCTTGTTGCAGCGGACTATGGAGCTCCAACAATGAGAAAGCGATTCTTTATGATTGCAAGATGCGACGGAAAGCCTATTGTCTGGCCGGAACCCACACATGCACCGGCGGACAGTGAGGAAGTCAAGGCAGGGTTGCTTAAACCTTATGTTGGAGCATACACGCAACTTGATTTTAGCCTGCCTTGTCCGAGCATTTTTGACACTTCTGAAGAGATTAAAGAAAAATATGGTATCCGGGCGGTACGACCGCTGGCTCCGAAGACGATGGAACGGATTGCAAGAGGACTAAAGAAATTTGTGATAGATAATCCAGAGCCGTTTATCATTCAGTGTAAATTTAACAATGATGCGCAGGACATCAAAAAACCTTTAGGAACGATAACAACCATAGGAAGTCACTTATTAGTGGAACCATACTTATCGGTGAATAGGGAAAATCATTTCGGAAGCGATATGAGGGAACCGATACATACTGTCACATCGAATAATCAGCATATGCTTATGACACCGACGCTGATCCAGTATCATTCTGAAACAGCGCAGGGAGAAGTTCGAGGGCAAACCATAAAAGAACCGATCATGACAGTTGATGGTTCGAACCGGTACGGATTGGTTACATCGTTTCTCAGTAAGTTCTATAAGACGTGCATCGGGCAGGATGAAAGAGAGCCGTTACATACAGTGACAACGTCTGCGGGGCATTTTGGAGAAGTCCGGGCATTTCTGATTAAATACTATGGTGATGCTACCGGACAGGACATTAAACAACCATTAGACACGGTTACCACAAAGGATAGATTTGGTCTTGTAACGATTGAGGGTGTTGATTACCAGATTGTGGATATCGGACTTCGAATGTTGGAACCACGAGAGTTATATGGATGTCAGGGATTCCCAGAAGATTACATCATCGACCATGATTATACTGGCAAGACATATCCGAGAACGGAGCAGGTAAGAAGATGCGGCAATGCAGTGTGTCCACCGATACCGGCTGCACTTGTGAGAGCAAATCTTCCGGAAATGTGTGTTGCAAGAAGAACAGCAAATATGAGGGTTGCAGAAGAAGCAAGCGGACAGTTGATGATGTTTGCGTAGGAGGTAGATATGGAACAAGAACAATTTGACTTCTTGGAAGATATTGAGATAGACAAGCCGGATGTGGAATTCCAGAAGTGGAAAGAACAGAAGCGTGAAGCAAAAAGCCGGATGATTGCCATGCAATATCAGCCATATGAAGTAAAAAAGAAGAGGTCAGAACTCCGTGCAATAGAATTTCTTCAGGAGATGGATAAACGTGGAAAAACAGCACATGTGAGTGTCGGTGGACTTGATAGTATTACATTGCATGTATTCTTGAAATCTATCGGAATTGATGTACCGGCAATATCAGTATCGAGTCTGGAAGATGCAAGTATTCAGAAAGTGCACAAAGCGCTTGGTGTGACAATTCTGCATTCATATAAGACAAAGACACAGGTGTTGAATGAGGTTGGATTTCCGGTAATCAGTAAGCGTATAGCAGGTAAGATTGCATTGTTACAGAATCAGACGGAAAAGAATAAAACGGTCAGACATGCGATTATTACAGGTGAATGTGGAGAACTCGGACATTTTCAGAAGAATAGTCGGATGAAACTGCCGCAGAAGTGGTTGAAATTGTTTGGAGGATATGAAAACGAAAATGAAGGAGTGAATTATCAGAAACCGAATTTTAAGGTATCAAATGATTGTTGCTATTGGCTCAAAGAGAAGCCTTGCGATGATTGGGCTAGGGAACATCAGAGCTATCCGTATCTTGGAATGATGGCGTCGGAAGGTGGACAGAGAGAAGAAGCGCTTACCGATCACGGATGCAACTACTATGGAAAAACCACAATGCGATCAGCTCCGTTTGCTCCGTATATGCGAAATGACATATTAAAGCTGGCATTGGAAATGGATGATTGGTATCACAAAAACATGGATGTGTTTGAGAAGTTGTACTATGAGCAACCTTACAGCAAAGACAAGAATGGAAATGTAATACCATATGAGCCGGTGGATAGCATTATACCGGATATTTACGGCGATGTAGTACAGGATCAGTGTGGAAATCTTCGGACTACTGGAGCACAGCGAACCGGATGTAGTATGTGTGGCTTTGGCATTCATATGGAGAAAAGGCCGCATAGATTTGATAAATTGCGAGAACGTAACCAGAAAGAATGGGAGTATTACATGTATCGGTGTTGTACAGATCCAGAGACTGGAGAGAAATATGGCTGGGGAAGAGTTCTCGATTACATAGGCGTTCCGTGGGAAGATTACCCAGCAATTCAGATGGAATTGCCGTTAGATCAGATGATGTAACGTCGAAATTTGTCGAACTTTGAAAATTGAATAGTGATGGTTGGAGTGATATAATTTGAGTATCAAATATACGGGAGGATATGAAAATGAAAGGAAATGACAAATGCTTTGACTGTGGTGCGACTTTTGAATGGGGAGACGTTCCAAGAGCAAGAAATGGACAAGTTATTGCTTATATGATTCCTGATGTAAGAGCAGATATAACTGCGATTGGGCGAGAGAATGATAAAGTAAAATGGGAAGTCTTATGTACTTGTCCTAAATGTGGAACCAAAAATAAATACATTAAATTAGCATAGCGCATCTACCAACCATCATTATTCGATGGTTGGTATTTTTTTGCGCAAAAATAAAGGAGAGTGAAGTTATTGAAGAAAATGAAAGTAAAGAACTATCTGCAGCAGGTACAGAAGATTGATGCGGTGATTACAAACAAGATGATCGAACGGGAGCAGTGGCTTACATTGGCAAGCTCGTTGTCCGGTCAGACGGATGGAGAGCGTGTGAAGTCGTCAGGATCCAACCAGAAGATGGAAGATTCGGTCGTAATGGCTATTGACGCTGCAAGAGATATTGATAAGTATGTGGCAAGGCTCAGAGATGTTAAGAGCGAGATCAGCGAAGTGATTCAGCAGATTCCGGTCAAGGAGTACAATGTGCTGCACAAGCTCTATATTCAGGGCAAGGACCTTGACGATGTGGCAGCGGACAACAAGAAATCATATTCATGGGCGTCAACCATGCACGGAAGGGCACTTGCTCACGTTCAGGGCGTGCTTGATACGTTGGAAGCTCTCCCGGAGAACAGCGGGAAGTATCGTTTTCGGAAGGGGTTGAAGCTGTGAGTGAATATCCATGTAAAGGATGTACGGACAGAAAGGTAGGTTGCCATGGCGAGTGTGAAGGCTACAAAGCATTCGCCACGGAGCAACGGAAGAAAAATGAGTGTATTAGAAAACAAAAAGATGCTTTGAGCGATTATCTGGATATGAAACGAGATGCTGTAAAGCGGGCGAAAAGGAGGAGATGATATGAGACATACAAAGAATAATAACGGAGACTACTATTATCCGGAATGTTTTGAAAGATGCGGCGGAAATGGGACATCTGAAAAGTGTAATGAGTGTGATTTTAGTTATGCGATCTGTAAGAAACTTGGAGAGTATGAGGACTTAGAAGAACAGGGCAGACTTGTAAAATTGCCTTGCAAGGTGGGGGAAAATTTAGATGGTTACCTTTGTAAATGAATAGCCTTGCATTGGATTTTCATCTATTGTTTGGGCTTAAAACATATTGTTGAACATAAAAATTAGAATAAGAAACAGAATAGAATTTACGCTAAAGCAACAAATCATTTTATAGGAGCATATTTTAGAGAATGCGATTTTGGCAAAACCGTATTTCTCACAAAATCCGAAGCAGAAGCAAAACTGAAAGAATTGAGAGGTGGAGAATGTGAGCAGTAGTTATTGGAATGAAGAAGATGACGAAAATATCATCTGCCCATATTGTGGCAAAGAATACGAGCCATCATACGAAGATACGTTCATAGGTGATGATTGCGTGGATTGTTACACAGAAGATACAAATACATATACTTGCGAGACATGTGGAAAGAAATTCACAATGTATGGTTATCAAGCTGGTTGGGAATACCATACCGAAACGATTGACGGAGAAGCGACCGAGGAAGAGGTTAAAGATTTGCGAGATTAAGAAAGGAGAGAATATGCAAGATAGATATTTATTCAAGGCGAAAAGAGTTGACAACGGAGAATGGGTGGTTGGCTATATTGCGAGATATGGGCATACAGGGAAAGAAAAATACTATATAATTCCAAGCTATGCATCTGATTTATATTCTTTTTTAATAGACAAAAATACAATCTGTCAATGCACAGGTTTGAGAGACAAGAACGGCAAGCTGATTTGGGAGAATGATATATTGGATGGTTTTACATACCCATATATGTCAGACGGTGTACATAATTACTACGTTGAAGTTTGTTGGTGTACTAATGTTCCTAGTTTTGGTATTTACACTCAAAAATATCCAGAATCAAAAGTTGCCGGAATTTCTGCTGGAATGACAGAACTTATGGAAGATTGGGATCCAAATGATTGGGAAGTTATCGGCAACATATTTGACGATAAGGAGTTGGAGAAAGGGGAATGAGTATGAAACCAATATTGTTTAATACAGAGATGGTTCGGGCGATTCTGGATGGGAGAAAAAGTTGCACGAGAAGAATTGTTAAACCACAACAGCTTGTAGGGCTATTGCCGGATAAATGTAAAAACGGAGTACCAGAAGAATTTCTGAAAGAAAAGAAATTCATGTTCAAGCCATACTGTAATATGACAGATATAGAACTGATAAATACCGCATACAAAGCTCCATATCAGCTGGGAGATATCCTCTATGTTAGAGAAACATGGAAAAATGCACCGAACGGATACTATTACTACGAAGATTGGCAAAGAGATGACATTGCCGATGTTACAAAGTGGAAACCATCCATCCACATGCCAAAAGAAGCGGCACGTATCTGGCTTGAGGTTACGAATGTGAGGGTGGAACGGTTGCAGGATATTACTATCGAAAACGCTTTAAAGGAAGGTGTGGATAAGTATATACGATTAAATGGAGAACTTGATGAAAACTCAATAATTACATCATTTATTGGAATTTGGAACAGTACCGTCAAGAAATCTGATCTTGATTTCTACGGATGGGATGCAAACCCTTACGTGTGGGTAATTGAGTTTGAGGTGTGTGATAAACCAGAAAGTGAGGGATAATATGACAGAGAGTGAAGTTTTGAAGCAGATTCCGAGGAAGGTTATAAATATACACAAGACAGAAGACGAGGAAGAGGTGGCAGTATACGGAATTAATGCTATTTTCGGAGAATGCCCGACGTGCGATGAGTATGTGAGTTCGTTATGGAATGATTGCTATTGTGGTGGTTGCGGACAGATGCTTGATTGGACGATGGAACAGGAGGGCAAGCAATGAGACTGATTGATGCAGATGAATTGAAGAACATATTGACAGTTGCCGAATATCCTTGTGTGTTGCAGAATACGCTGATTGAAATTATTGACATGCAGCCGATAGCCTATAATGTAGATAATGTTTTGGAGCGGTTAGAGGAAGCATCATACGAACGATTTGGGAATACCGGCATGGGCGGAGAGCTTGTGGTTAATTTGGATGATGCAATCGAGATTGTAAAGGCAGGTGGTAAAATCTATGGGAAAGTTGATTGATCCGGAAAGATTAAAGAGCAGATTGGAAAGTTATGCTGAAACATACAAGAGTGCCGGCATGGATGTACCGTATGATATGGAGGTTGTGACGGATATCATTGATCGCAGCATTAACAGTTACAATGTGGATTATGTAGCAGAGAATGTAACGGATATGCTGGAGGGTATCGTTGATGAAAATCTGCTGAAAGACGTGGTGGCATGCATCAAAAGAGGGTATAGTTTGATTGCATACACCTAAAATCAGTATAAAGATTGTGAAAAAGTTGTAATTTTTTTGACTTATTTGTATAACATGAGACGAGAAATCTGTGTTATATTTAATGTATCATAAATGGAAGTTGAAGGCATCGTGCATTTTGCATGGTGCCTTTTGCTTTATGCCTGCCGTACTCTTTAGCTGATCATATCCTCCGGTGCGGTAGGCTTTTTGTTTGGATGGATATTGTAAAGGATGGTGATTGTGATGGCTAAGCTTACAGCCAAACAGCAGAGATTCTGTGATGAATACCTGATTGATCTGAATGCCACACAAGCAGCTATCAGAGCAGGGTATTCGAAGAAAACGGCAAATAGAATCGGAACTGAAAACTTGTCAAAACTTGTAATCAGAGAATATATAGAAAAACGGATGGCGGAGAAAGAAGCGGCACTGATTGCCAATCAGGATGAGGTACTTAAGTATCTTACATCCGTGCTTCGTGGACAGAGCAAATCGACAGAGATTGTGATTGAAGGCTTGGGAGACGGAAGCACAAAGGCTCGGAAGATGGAGAAAGAGCCATCTGAGAAGGACAAGCTGAAGGCGGCGGAGCTTCTGGGCAAGCGATATGGATTGTACACCGAGAAGGTGGAAGAGAAAGTCGATATGGAATTGAATGTGACTATCGATTATGGAGATGAAGAAGATACCGGCGGTGATGCCGATTGAATCTGAATATAAAGGCAAATCCGTGTTTCCGGGAGGTAGACCGAAGCACGAAGCGATATATTGTGATGAAAGGCTCTGCCGGTTCAGGAAAGAGCGTTGACACAGCGCAGAACTACATTCTCCGGCTAATGAAGGACAAGGGCAGGAACCTTGTGTGTGTCCGTAAGTCAGATATCACAAACAGAGACAGCACCTATGCAGAGCTCACAGGTGCCGTGTATCGGATGTTTGGAGACAAGGCGGAGCGATATTGGAAGATGACCACATCGCCGTTGTCGCTTGAATGTCGGGCGAATGGCAACCGCATTATATTCCGTGGAATGAATGATGATAAGCAACGAGAGAAGCTTAAGTCAATCACATTCCAGAAGGGAAAGCTCACAGATGTGTGGTGCGAGGAAGCAACAGAACTGACGCAGGCAGATGTGGAAATTATAGATGATAGATTGCGTGGGGAATTGCCGCCCGGGCAGTTCTACCAGCTTAGAATGACCTTCAACCCGGTGAATAAGAATCATTGGATAAAGAAGGTCTATTTTGATAGATATGATCCGGACGTGCTGACACACCATAGTACATATCTTGGTAACCGCTTTATTGATGCGGCGTATCATCGGCGTATGATGCGTAGAAAAGAAGTAGATCCGGAAGGATACAAGATATATGGCTTGGGTGAATGGGGCGAGATAGGCGGCTTGATTCTTCATAACTGGGAAGTCACAGATGTATCTCAGAATCTGAATGATTATGATGATATCGCAATCGGTCAGGACTTTGGTTTCAACCATGCGAACGCTATCTTGCTTCTGGGTATCAAGGATGATGATATATACATTCTCGATGAGATATATGTGCATGAGAAGGAAACAGCGGAGATCATTCCGCTGGCGATTCAGCATGCTATACCGACGAATAAGCCTATGTGGTGCGATTCCGCAGAGCCGGACAGAATTAAGACATGGAAGGGCGCAGGTTATCGTGCAAAGGGCGTTGATAAGGGCGGTTCCGCCGGATCTGTTAAGGCTCAGATAGACTGGCTCAAGGGTATGGTCGATAAGAACCACATTATACGAAGAAGAATATATGTTGCCCCTCATTGTGTAAATACAATTAAGGAGCTGCAACAATGGAAATGGAAAAAGGACGAACGAACAGGTGAGTATACTGACGAGCCGGTTCCAATCATGGATGATGCGATGGCGGCACTTCGATATGGCATTGAAGGATGGCGTAAGCCTTGTCCATGGCTTATTTAATTAGAAAGGGCAAAGAATGTGCTGACGGTAGACGAGATTAAAAAGTTCATAGACGATGATAAGACAAGCGAGAAGAAGCGGTTTGCAAAGGTCGGTGAGCGGTATTATGACGGCGATAATGACATCAAGCAGTACCGCTTATTTTATTACAATGCAGATGGCAATCTGGTTGAAGATAAGACTCGAAGCAACGTGAAGATACCGCACCTATTCTTTACGGAGCTTGTAGATCAGGCGGTGCAGTATATATTATCCGGCAATCGAAACGGAGAACGCATTGTGCGATCGGATGATCCAGAGCTCCAGAAGCATATGGATAAGTATTTCAATAACAATGATATCTTCATGGATGAGCTGGCGGAGTGCATCACAGACTGCAAGGTAAAGGGATTTTCGTACATTTATGCATACAAGGATGCGAGTGATAAATACGCATTTGCGACAGCTGATTCCATGGGCGTTATCGAAGTACGTGAGAAAGACACGGACGATGGATGTGCCTATGTGATTTACTACTATACGGACCGTATAGATAAAGGACACAAGGTTATAACACGTGTGCAGGTATGGAGTGAGAAAGACACGACATACTATGCGATGGTTGACGACGGCGAACTCATGATTGATGATTCCGTAGAGATCAATCCAAGACCGCATATCCTGTACAAGAAGAATGGCGGGAAGGAAGATGATACATACTATGAATCGCTCGGATTTATTCCGTTCTTCCGGCTGGATAATAACAAGAAGCAACATTCGTCTCTGCGACCGATTAAACCGCTGATTGATGATTATGATCTGATGGCATCGAGCTTATCCAATAACCTGATTGATTTCGACACCCCTTTGCATGTGGTTAAGGGATACGAAGGCGACAACATGGACGAGTTGCAGACGAATCTCAAGACAAAGAAGATAATCGGCACAGGAGAGAATGGCGATGTCGACATCAAGACAGTTGATGTGCCGTATCAGGCACGTAAAGAGAAGATGGAGCTTGATGAGAAGAACATCTACCGCTTCGGTATGGGACTGAATACAGCAGGATTGAAGGATACGGCTGCAACGACCAACATTGCAATCAAGGCGGCATATTCGCTCTTGGAACTGCAGTGTAATAAGCTTGAGATCCGGTTGAAGAAGCTACTCCGGCACCTTGTACGGATTGTAATTGAAGAGATCAATAAGACAGAGAAGAAGGGTTATCAGGATTCCGATGTGTATTTCAAGTTTGAGCATGTGATTATGAGCAATGCTCAGGAGAATGCACAGATCAAGCTTACGGAAGCGCAGGCACATCAGGTTGTAATCAACACGATCATGTCTTTAGCGGATACATTAGATGATGAGACGATTATCAAGGCTATTTGTGATGAGTTAGATATTGACTATGAAGAGATCAAGGACAAGCTGCCGCAGGACGCAGAAAAAGATACAGCGGATGCCAAGCGGCTATTGGATGGAGTTGTGACGAGTGAACAAGCGACAGAAGGAAGTTCTACAAGCACAGCTGAATAGTGAAGAAGAGGTTATTGCACAGTTAAAAAGTGTATATGAGCAGGCTCTAAGAGATTGTGAAGCAAAGATACAGGAGTTATCAATGCGGGCAGATCTTGAACCAGAGAATTTAAAGTCAATCATATATCAGAAGCAATATCAGGAAGCAATCAAGGCGCAGTTGGAAGGAGCACTTACAAATCTGCAATCAGATTCATATGCAACTGTATCCGATTATCTGACACGGAGTTATCAAGATGGATATCTCGGCTCTATGTATGATATGCAAGGGCAGGGAATCCCGCTTGTGATGCCGATAGACCAAGAAGCTGTGACAAGGGCAGTGGTACTTGACTCTCAGCTTTCTACATCTCTGTATGACCGAATGGGTGAAGATGTAAAGGCAATCAAGAAAGCAGTGCGACAGGAAGTATCAAGAGGAATTGCGCAGGGCATGACATGGAGCAACATTGCATCGAACCTTGCACGGAATATGAAGCATACGCCGTTTCAGAAGGCATATAACAATTCAATCCGGATTGCCCGGACAGAAGGACACCGCATACAGAATCGTGCCGCATTAGACGCACAAAAGAGAGCAATTGATCGTGGTGCAGAGGTCGTGAAACAATGGAATGCAGTTCTCGACGGAAGAACCAGATCCGAACACCGAGAGCTGGATGGACAGATACGAGAAGTCGGCGAGATGTTTGAGATTGCCGGATATAAGGCAGAAGCTCCGGGATTGTTTGGTGATCCATCACAGGATTGTAATTGCAGATGTTGCCTTGATCAGAGAGCGAGATGGGCGCTTAACTGCGGTATTGTGAAGATGGATAACTTCTCGAAGGAAACAGTCGCTTTCGAATCTCCGGAAGAGTATGCGGAGTGGAAGAAGGTATACTGGTCCGATGAGAATATCGAATATATGCAGCACGTTACGGCAATGGAGAAGAAATATGGCAAGAACTTCGAGAAGATGCTTAATTCCATGACAGACAAGGAATATGAGAAGTATAAGCTGTTGTTGGATAACAATCCGATGTATAAGTCGAAAGAGACGCTTGTTAAGAATGCAGAAGAAGCTAAAACTGCATTGAAGAATAGAGTTGGCTTTAGAAACTGCAACATAGATTCCATGGACGAAAGACTGATTGTGGATAATACAAATCAGCTGATCCGTCTGGAAAGCAAATTCGGTGTAATACATAAATCCGATTTTGTAGATATTGATGTAGACGTAGGTAATTTCGCCGGAAATGTGAATAGCAGTAGATTAACGCCAGCAAGTCAATATTTGGTTCTGAATAAAAAACGTTATTCGGATAGAGATTCCCTGATAAAGAAGGAAATCAAAGATATGGATAGCGGATATTCGATGCCTTTTTCACGTACAAACGAAGAAGCCTCCATAGCTACGGTAACTCATGAATATGGACATATGTTACAGAATGTTATCAAGAAGGAATATATGGAGTCTCTTGGTTGGAAAAATTCAGATATGTTTGCATTTGTAAATAAAAGTGCAAAAACGGACAAGGCA